CTCACAGGAGCAAGAATGGCGAGCAAGTTTCCTCCATTTCTTGCCAGTGGAGTGCGAGCTCCACTCGTCTTGCCGTTTGCACCTGCGGTGGGCCAGGTCTTTGGGGCGCAATCGTTGGTGTTCTATGACACGGCAGACGAGTTCATCAAGATCTGCGGCGCGGACCCAGCGTTGATTCTGGGGCTGTCGCAAGGTGGAGCGGCTGGCAAGACACTGACTCCGACGGGGAAGATCGGAGTGCATGTTCTCGACCCCGATGACGTGATTGGCCTGTCATCGCCAACAACGCCTGCGGAAACGCACGTGACAGATGCATTCGGTATCTTACTGGATGCTGGCACGGGCTTCTGGCAGGCCGACCCCACGGACGCGGGCAATGCTCGTATCCATTGTGTGGGAGTCGACATTCCCAACGGCATCTTCTTTGTCAAGTTCATGGCTGCGAACTTGCAACTTGATGCCATCGCCTCGTAAGGAGACCTGAACCATGACGATGGTACGTGGCGCGTTCAGCAACCTCCTTGCGCCGGGATTCCGAAAGATCGTTTTCGAGACCTACAAGGAACGGCCCACTGAGGGCAACCAGCTGGTGAACATGCTGAAGAGCCAACGAGCCTATGAGGAGACATTCCCCATTGGCGGGTTTGGCACCATGCTGGTCAAGACCGAAGGTGGCCCGGTAGGCTACCAGGATGCCATCCAGGGCAACACGAAGCGCTTCACCTGGACGACGTTCGGCTTGGGCTTCAGGATCACGCAGGAGATGATGGAAGACGATTTGTATGGAGTGATGGGCAACAGGATGTCGAAGGCCCTCGGGCGTTCCGGAAGGAACAACTTCGAGATCGTGTCCCACGCGCCGTACAACAACGCGTTCAACACGGCGTTCGTTGGCTGGGAAGCAGGCGTGTCGCTGTGCAGTCTCACGCACACGACGCTTCGTGGCCAGACGATCGCCAACAGGCCCACCTTGGACAGCGATCTGTCGCTGCTCGCGTTGCAGGCTGCGGTGGAGCACTTCCACTCGCTGACTGACGAAGCGGGCATCCCGTTGGTGCTGATCCCGAAGTGGGTGGTGCATACCCCGGCGGACCACTGGATCGCTTCACAGATCCTAAAGTCCACAAGCCTTCCTGGGGGCAACCAGAACGACGTCAACCAGATCGCGCGTGAGAACCTCACGCCGTTCCTCGACCACTATCTCACCGATCCGGATAGTTGGTTCGTGCTGGCTGATGAGCATTCGGTGCAGTACTACGATCGTCGGATGCCAACTTTCACCAACACCGACGACTTCGAGACGGGGGATGCGAAGTTCAAGCTCACCCGTCGCAATGGGTCGGGCTACGACGACTGGCGGGGCGTGTACGGCTCGCCTGGCGTCTAAGGGGAGGTGACAGATGCCTCTTCAAGGCTCTGGGGTATACCCCTACATCGGTAACCGTGGGATCACTGTCAAAGGTGTCCCACGGGGCATGAGCGCTGTGCATCACAGGCAGTGGATCAATCCCGTGGCGCTGGTTACAAACGGGATCAAGACGGCCTTTGCTGGGCCGAACACAGCAACGTTCGAGTTCACGCCAGTAAGCGGATTCAACGGCACGCTGCTTGTTGGTGGCCGAGTGGCGCTGGACGTGCCACGCAACGTCGTGATTACAGTCACGCACGGCTCGGCAGTGGTTGCTGAGTCAGGTGTGATCGAAGGGCTGGACGAGTACGGAGATTTCCTCAGCGAAGCTTGGTCGGTGACAGCCGGTGGTGTGACGAAGACCTTTACCGGCAAGAAGGCGTTTGCAGCCGTGACGCGAGTAACGGTTACGGCAGTTGCAGACGCAACGGCCAACACGAACATCATCGGCACAGGGATCGTGCTGGGGCTTCCGCTGAAGTCGGCTTTGGGAGTAGCCGCGGGTGCTGTGAAGGAGCTTGTTGACGGCGCAGTGGTGGTAACGGGAACGCTGGTAGCTGCATCTGTGGCAGCAACAGATGATCCCCGAGGCACCTATCTGCCGGCAACAGCGCCAGACGGCGCGCATGACTACGATGTCTGGTTCATCACAGACGATCCTGAAGGATCGTAGTCATACAAACCTGTATGAGAGGACCAACAGGTGCCTAACATTCTCGCACTGATCATGTGCGTGGAGCCGCATGAAGGAG